CTGTTAACCCTGAACTGGGTGATGCAGTTGCTTTGGTTAATGCTGAAATTCCAGATTTTGCAAGGTTAGCGTATCGCATTGCTTCAGTTGCAGTTAATCCTGATGATGCAGGTACTTGCATACTAGCGGGCAATAAATTATTTTGCATTAATGCAGCAGCTTGAGCGTCAGTTAATCCAATGCCTCCAGCACCTATGCCACCCGCTCCTCCTCCTGCTCCCGCGCCACCTGCACCAGCAAAACTCATTTCACCTGCCGTAGCACCTTCTAACGCTCCAATCCCAGCTCCACCTGCTCCACCAGCACTAATTCCACTTGCAGCCAAGGGGGCAAGCTCAGTTCCGCCTAATGCGCCACCGCCTAATACGGGATAAGCTGTTGCTACTTCACCAGCGCCTAAACCCGCTCCTGCTCCAGCTCCTGCTCCAGCAAAAGCTCCGCCCATTGCAGCGCCGCCTAGCGCAGCAGTTGCAACATAAGCTAGACCTTTAAGGTCTTGCGAAATGCGGCTGCGGGAGCCGGGGTCTTGCAAATAAAGCAAATCTTTAAGCTGATGGGTTGTAGCTGGCACTCCGGTATTGTCAGTAGTGTTCTTGCCTGTGTACGGATCAACGTACATCAATTGATTCTGATCATTCACAGCCTGAACGTAACTATTTAAAGACGGTTTTTCGCCTTCGCCTAAAGCTAAATTAAAATTGTTTGGATCAACAATCCGCTGACCTCTACCTCCCCATCGATAGGTGTCAGTTAAAAATCCCTTTAGGTTTCCTTCGGTGTCGTAGAATTCTGTTGGAGTGCCTTCAAAGTTAAGGTTTTTATGGATTGGCACATTACTTACATCTACTTCGCCCAAACGATCAAATTGAGATTTTCCTTCCACTGAAGGGGCATCTCGCCTATCGCCTGTATTAACGTTCATAAAAAAGCCGGGAGATTTATACCCCTGATCATCCGTCTGAGAAGGTTGATATTGCCACGCAGGATCAGACGCTGCCCAATTTGGAGGGGCTTGTCCTGTCAACCCATACTGCATCTCTTCTGCCGAATAACCTTGGCTATCGCTCATGGCCTTGCCTCAATGCTTATGTATGAATTCAACCTAGTGCCGATTGTGATAGGTAAAGCAGTGCTTAACCACAACATAAATTTGTTATCGTCATCTGTACGGCTGAACGCCTTGAGCGGACACACGTTTCTTAGATTATCCATCAATATCACCAATCCTAGCAAGCTACAACTGTAACTAGTTACAGTTGCGCTAGTTATATCAAGCTGAAACAAAGGTCACCGTAGCTATAACGGACGGTATTGCAGGTACTGGGGCAACCGCTGCTTCCGCTAAAAGCTGGACGTTTGTATTGCTAACTGACCACATAAACTCAAGGTAATCTTTAGCATTCATTGGGGTAACAAAATTCCAAGCAGCTATAAGCTCAGCGGTAGTGCCTTGAATTGCTACTTTGCTGGCGCTATTTGGTACATCAACACCATTGATTCGGATCCAAATATAAATTAATTGGGAAGAACCTGTTGCGCTATCAAGATGGGCAGAGAACTGAAAGTTATACACACCCGTAACGTCTACGACTATTTTAGTATTTGCAGCCTGAGAAACGCTGACTTGGCTAGAAGTTATGGTGCTATTAAACTTCATGGCATACGCAGTATTAGTTGCCGCAGCCGTTTGAGTCGTTGTGTCGTAGAAAGCACCATTGGGGAAGCGTAAATTACCTCCACCATCAGTCGTCGTCAATGCCGCTGTAAAGTTATCAAGCTGGTTAAAGTAAAGTCTTAAGGCGTTACTAAACTGCTCATGGAACTGTGAGTCATAACTTGCCGGAGAAATGGGTAAGTTAGGAGCTTTAGACGGGCGAAGGAGAAGAGCTATCTGGGTTGCCATAAGGGTTTACCCTAGCGCCTACCATCAGGGCGAATGTCAATTCGCGGAGTACCTAATTGCCAGGCTACGCCAAGCGTATTAGATTCAATCCTAAAGCTCATCTGACGACCCCGTATGCGGGTATACACTTGTCCATCAAACTCTTGAACGTTGTATGTGCCACGGGTACTAAAGTTATCATAGCTTGGCACAGACGGATTATCTGCTTGGCCGTAAGGTGTCCCTGAGTTGACCCGTGGTCTAACGGTCATTGTTACAACAGGACCATTTACACTTGAGCCATTAAAGTTAACGTCAGGCAATATGCGCCATACAAAACCAAAGTTATGGCCATCACCAATGTCAAAATCAGACGACTGCACATAGGCTTCAATTGGCACAGGGCTGTCGCCAGATACATCATCATTACCCACCTCATGGTAAAGCAGGTGCGAGTTGTAATCTGCAGCAATTGGATAAGGGTTTGAACCAATATCCACCCAGGCAGTACGCCCCATAGAACCGTAATACCAAACCTTGTCGAGGTAGTTATACACAATGTATTGATCAACCACGGTTGAACCAGATGAGCAATAGAACCACCAGACTTCGTTGTAGCCTTCATTTGCTGCAGCAAAGACTTGATAAGACTGATCTTTGTTGATATTGGCAAATATGTACTGGCGCAGGGAACATGGCAGTGTTTCAACGCGACCTGAGTACATGTAAAACTTTTCAAGTCCCATCCAGTAAGTCACGTTGTTAACCGTAATCATGGAGTTAGGCGACATGACGGAGATGTTGTCCATCAAGACTTGGAAACCCCAAACATAAGGCGAACCAAGGTACTGCATTGAATACAGTGCCGAGTCCGTCCAAACCAAGATCTCTTGGCGGGTGGCACGAGCGCCCATAATGTATGAGCCATTCGTCAGCAAGTATTCGCCGGACTGGTTTGTAAGCTGCGGAACCCATTGATACGGATTATCTTGATCAGACCAACGTACAAGCATTGGATCATACGTTGAGTTTGGTGTGTCGGGTGTGTATGGATTGGATCCAAAGGCAATCACAAAACGCTGGATAGCAGACGACACAATTTGATTTGTGTTATTTGGAATGTACTGTCCAGCGTAAGAAACTGTGTAACTTCCTGAACTACCCGCCGTTGTGTTGTTAGAAATTGGTACGCTGGTTGAACCAGGTATATAAGCAGTAGTAACAACCGTATTGGCAGGGATCCCAACGCCACCAATATAACAACCATCAACAAGGTTAGTTACATCAGCTAGTGTGATTGTGGCAACACCGGAACCGAATGTCGCCGTTGTTGTATACAGCGTTGCAGCGTTCGCCAAACTTTTAAGTGTGACCGCACGATAGCCTACCCCCAAAGATTGTTGCCAGTAATAAATTGGACCACCACGTTGAGCAATAACTAAGTCTTGACCAAAGTTGTCATTTGACCAAAGCAGGAGTTGCGAACCAATACCACCCGTTGATGATGCCGAACCCCAGCCACCAACTCCCCAACCACCAGCGCCCCAGCCTGTGCCAATAATGTAAATCGGCAAACCAGTATTGATCTGGTAAACAGCTACAACCGCAGCGCCGCCACCAACAACATATGACGTTGAGAATGTGTTGGCAATAACAATTGTGTAGGTACTGGCATCAATTACGTTAACCACTTGCTGCTCAGCGTTTAGACTTCCAGCAGTAAAACCATCCACTGCGGCTGATCCACTAAAGGTTACAAAGTCGCCTTCTGTAACGCCGTTAGACACATCAGTTACGGTAACAGTCGAACTGCCAACTGCTGCGCTAGTTAAGTGAGAAGCCGCCGTAGTACCATTGTATCCACGGGTTAACCCTAATAAGATATTCCCAGACACGGCACTGTAGGTCATCTCTTCCGAATCAATCTTAATTACGCTAGGAAAGTTTTGAAACGACGCACCAGAGGCTAAAGTTAAACTTGTAGCAGTTGCTGTTATTCCACCGTTTAACGTACTGTATGCAGTGGTAAAAGGATTCGCCGCTACTGGGCTGACAGTCTTACGAATCGGGGTGATGTCGTAAAACGTACCGTTCTGGTTAATGTAATACTTTAGGTTTGTGCCAACACCCAAGTATTTGTTCTGGCCACTCAGATCAACCCAGCTCCACAACGCACGGCAGATGCCTTGGAATGTAGATGTTGAAAGTTGCACCCAGCCGCCTAGCTTTTCAGGTAAGCCAGAGCGAAACCGAATCTTGTCACCGTCGTACCAACCACCCTCATTGGAGTAGTCAGTACCCTCGCGGTTTAAACCCGGTCTGAATGTCAGTTTCTGCAACGGCATAGGTTACCCCAACATGCTAGAGGCTTTCAGTTTAACTGCTGCTACACGATTAAGCCAGCCTGTACCGTATACAGTAAAAGAATCAAGGCTACGGTAAAACGCTTCTTTCTCTTGGCTAAATTTCTCAATGAGTTCAATAGGGTCAGCAGCTTGCACAGCCGCCATTGTCATGGGTCCAAATCCACCATCCGGCGTAACGCCTAAAGCAGATTGCATGATTTTTATGGAACGACCAGGTCCTGCGTTCACCCCCATATCAAAAACCAAATAATCAATTCCGCTTGGTAGCTCGTCAGCCCGCACAACATCCCAGTACTTCTTCTTGTAAAGGGGTTCTACATCCGCAGGCGTAAGCTTACGCATATCGTCGTGGGTGACCTGATGCCCAACATGTTGTTCCCAGTTGAACTGAGTCACGCCAAGCATAGTCGAGCCTTTGCGCCCGTCTGGCAACTTGTTGCCGTTATCACGCTCGTCGTCTGTGAAGCCGCCTTCTGAGGCTAACATCTGCTCAAACGCTAGTTTCCAATTGTTAATCATTTACTCATCTCCGTGCTTGCTAGGTTAATACGAGTCTTCGCTTGAATAATATCTTTAGGTGGTATCTTAAAACACACCGCAATGTAGCCTACAAACCTGCCTTGTTCAGGCGGTATAGCACCACGGCACATATACGTCACGCCATGTTTGACAACGTACTCACCAAGCTTTGAGCTTGGTACAAACGTTTCGCAATGCACCTCGCCTTGAAACATTGTGATGACTGCACGGTTGCGTTCAGGCGAACTGGTAAACAAGGCGTTGATTACGCCTTCAAGTGATTTTTCTCGCCCTTGATTGCTCATTGCCAAGATAGTTACACGGCTATTGGACTGAAGATTGACAGAGTTAACAACCACCACATCTGCGCTCAGGTCGTAAATTAAAGACTTGGCAATAGCCTCAACCAACAACGGTTCTTTTAGCTCTGTCTTCTTGCTGCTGATTGCACCAAGAATAACCTGCCGTGAGTCCCAAGCGAAGTATCCAGCAAATGCAACAAACGCACTTAGCACCACAGAGATTAGCTTGAACGGACTGTCTACCCACTTAATAAG